TTTTACCTCCGTCACCATCTTGGGCCATTGGTAACATATTAAATCCACCAGTAGCCATAGTAGGAAAGTAAGATCCTCCCATGCTCATAGCATAATCTGCCATAGATCCACCGTATTGACCATAGTCTTGTCCTACTATCATTTCTGATTCTTCCATGTTTCTTAGAGCTTCTCTACCTGTGTTAGCTCCATACATACCTCTAGAATCTTTTTGTCTAGCTGGTTCATCATAACTAGCTCTTTGACTTCTACCTGCAATTCTACGTCTATCATATTCATTGATAAGATTTGCACCAATCTTCATAGCCATATTAGCTCTTCGTGCTAATTCAGGCTTATTTACATTAAACTTATTTTTCCATTTGTATGAAGCTTTTCCTCCTTCTGGATCTTCTCCTGATGCTATTTCTTCTGGAGTAGGTGGTGGGGGTGGATCAAACTCTTCTTCAGATATAGGATCATTTGCTAGTAATTGAGTATTACGCTCAGTTAAGTCATCCATTGTAAGATTATCTAAATTTTCTTCACTATAGATTGAATTATCAAGTCTATCCATTGCAGTAGCTCCTTGTACTGTACCATTATTAAAAGCTAGTGTTTGATCTCCACCTTCTATAAACCTATTTAAATCGGTATATCCTCCAAATGCCATTGGAGGTTGCATTTGCATTTCTGGCATTTGCTCCATAGGTTGCTCAGGCATAGGTTGCTGAGGTTGCTCTTGTTGAGGTTGTTCTGGTAATAAGTCTTCATCAGCAATACCATTAGCTTCCATGTATGGTCTGGCCATTTCTGGAATACCTTGTGGAAATCCTTTCTTAGCTTCTTGAGCTAAAGCTAATGCTCCTAATTTTAAAACATAATTCTGTATCATCATTTGAGCAGTAGACACAGCTTTATCATCACTTTCAGGATCCATAAGTATAGCCTTATACTTTTGAATATCATATGGCTTGGCAAGATCTGCTGGAGTATATCCACCTTTCTTTTTCTTTTTACCAAACATTGCTAATATACTAGGATCATTAATTTTCATTCTCCTAGTGTCACTAAATATAAAAGTATCATCTGGAAGGTTTAGAGGTACTCCACCACTAGAATGTCTAGGGCCTTTTATTACCATATGATCTGGAATAGTATCTCCAGATATAGGACCAAATGCAGTCTCTCCACCTTCAGCTTCTAAGTTAGCTTCTTCTCTAGGTTCTCTTGTTAAAGTTTTTTGAACTTGAACACCTTCTTGAGCAGAAGCCATACTACCACCAAAAGATGTAGGTGTAACATCTAAAGCTCCATCTGATTGTTGACCACCGTAAGCAGCTTGTCTTAACTTTCCTAAATTTTTAATTCTTACTTTCATTTTAGTATATTAAATAAATTCTATTTGACCACCAGCTGCCATTATTTCTAATATCTCTTCTGTTGTAAGGTCATACTCTCCTCCTTCTTGATAATAACCACCGTATTGTTTTTCTTTCAATCTTTCAGCTCTACGTCTATTTTTTCTAGCTTCTGAAGCTCCTTCAGCATCACCTTGTCTGTATTGTTTTCTTTCTGATCTGTTAAAGTCAGCTTTTCTAAGTTGACCTCTACTCATATCTCCAGCTTTAAATTTATTTAGCTTATCAGTACTATACCCAGGATTTGGATCAGCAATCACTTGTTGAGAATTTGCTGCTTGTTCTGCAGTTGCTGCTCTTCTTGCAATAGCCGCATCTCTATCAAAACCACCAGTGTCACCTCTACCCTGTCTTATATTCTGTCTACGATTTCTTTCAAACTGTCTTTCTTCTCTGTTTAACTGTCTGCCTTCTTGTCTAGCTGCTCTTTCACCAGGTCTAGCATCTCTTCTTTCTCTTCTGTCTACAGCATTTTGAGCTCTACGATCAAATCTACCTTCAGCTCTTTCTGCTCTTGCATCATAGCTCATGTCAGGAAAACCTCGTCTCTGTCCATCTGCAGATCCTTGTGGAACTCCATCAGCAGCAGCTTCTCCTGATCCACCAAAGTAAATATCCATCTTACCTTTAGGACCAAATAAACCTCTCTTACCTTCAGTATGAACTCTAGTTATATTACTTGGATCAATTGTTCCTGCAGGAAACCCTGTTTGTTTCCAATATCCTCCTGCATTATTAAACACTTTTTGTCTACTATTACCCATACCATAAGGCATTCCTGTTAATGCACCTGCTAATGCACCAAAAGGATTAAAACCTGTTTGATTAATAGGTTGTTGTACTTGCTGACGTTGAGTTGCATATTGGTTTCTAGCATCACGACTTCCTTGTATAGCTTGTTTTTGTTCTTCTTGACTAAGCTGTTCCCATTCCTCCCATGTAAATCCAGGCATTGGACCATCAGGATTTTTGATACCACTAACACCGTCTTGAGCTCTCATTAAATAACCACCATATTGATAATCATCCCACTGAACATCATTATATTGTTCTCCTGGAGCTAAATATTGTTGTTGAGCTTCTAGATTATTATTTAAATAACCTTGCTCTCTTAAATCTTCTGGTGCTGTATAATTTTGTAAAGCTTCCATTTGAGGATTAGAAATTATCTCTGCAGGAAAAGGATTAGTGTTATTTGCAAAAGGTATTGCAGATACATAACTATCTTGACCTTCATTTATTGCATTTTGAAATGCAGCAGGTCCTTGATCAGTTAATATATTATCATAGTAATCTGCTACTTGATCTCCTTTATCTTCATTATAACCTAGATTCTCAGAAGCTGCATATTGCATGTCATCATATCCCATACCTCTACCACCATACAAATCTTCATCTAGCATAGATCTAGCAGCTTCTCCAAACTCTGGAGTCTGAGTAAACGATGTTCTTTCTTCATCAGTAAGATCTTCATCTACATTAGCATAACCAAATTGAGCCATTGGTATTCCTCCATAACCCATAAAGTCTTGACCACCTCCAGTAAACTTATATAAGTCTGGATTACCATACATAGGATCATCTATGTTCACAAAACCTCCTCCTTGTAATTTCATTGTTCTTTTACCCGAAGTAGAAGTTCTTGGTTGGTTAAAATATAATTGATAAAATAGATCATCTTTTTTATCTTCTTCAGTATCCAATAGACCCCAAACAGGAGCTAACATTGGAGTGTTTCTGCCCATTCCTTTTGCCAGTATTTTTGCACCCTGTAAAAATCTAGACCAACGGCTAGGTTTAGATTTAGCAATTGTTTGTCCAACAGTCCTAGGTGCAGATCTAGGTACAGTAACTCTATTAGATATACTTTTTCCAGATTTAGAATATGAGCTTCCACTTCCTGGTGGTAAACTTTTTCTTTTAAACATTGGTGTAACTGTAGATTTACCTCCAGGCAATGGTTTTGCAATTTTAAAATTAAAATCAGAAATACTAGTACCACGAGGTATTCTGCCCTTAAACTTTTTGTAGCCATATCTTGCTGCTGCTATTCCACCAGCAGTCCAACCAATAGCTTCTAAGTAATCAGTCAAGCCCATAGGTTCGGATAACTCTTGTGACAATATAGGTAATATTTTTTCTGCAAGAGCAGTTGAATCTAAAGTAGCAACATCTATAGAATCACCATAATATTCGTTTAATAAACTAGAATCTACTTTTTTCCCTGATAATACATCATTATACATGTCTACAAGATCTATATTTACTGTATCATTTATAGCTGCTAAAAAGGCTGCAGAAAACTCCTGATTAATAGTATCTTTAATTATATCAGAACTAGCTATTGCAGCAGCAACACCTTGTTCATCAAGTATTTTTTGTACATTAGGATCAGCAGCTGCAAATTGAGCTACGGTATCATTTATATTTTGTTTTAAAGTACCTAAATCTCCACTATATACAACCTCTTCTAATTCTTCCTCAGAAACATCATCAAATGTTTTTGGAGCTTGGTATTCATTAATCTCTTTTTGAGCTTCTAATTGTTCTGGACTTGTCATAGACCATTCGTCATCTGCCGCAGGATTTACGTAGTTCATGTTGTTAAAAAGACCACCAGCAAAATTTTCTTTTGAGAAAATATCTTGCATCTTTGCTTTACCTACTGCTAGTTGCTCTTCACTTAACCCATATGCATTTTCTGATGGTAGCGCTAAATTAGGTTCGCCTGTACCTCTTATATTTGCAAAAGGATCATCCATTTCACCACCATCTTGTTTGATACTTGGCGTACCATATATCATTGAATTTAATTTTTGCGTTGGTGTTAAGTTTGTAAATAAAGTATCTTCTTCAGGACTAGTATTTGCAAAAGATCTCGTAAGAGCATATGGATTTACAGGATTTACAGGATTTAATTTTGCAACAATATCTTTTTTTAGTGCAGTAACTTTTTTCTGAATATCATTAGCTTTTTTCTTTTCCTTAGGAGTCTTAGCATTTAAAATTGCTTTTTCAGCTTTTGCTTCTAATTCTTTAACTCTATCAAAAAACTTAAGGGTTACACTTGTTTGAAAAGTTCTAGGGCCATCGTAAAATACTGCTGAATCATTTGGATTATCCAAAGGATTTCTACGAGAGATGTTACTTTGATTGTATGCATCAGATCCTTCTCCAAGTTGATCAGGTCCAACATTTTCAACTTCCATTTCTAAATCTTCTGCTTCCACTTCTATATCTTCTACTGAAGTTTCCTCAGCTTCTTCTGTTTCTACTTCAGTTTTATTAAAATTAGAACTAGCTGCTTCTTTTTGTTTAGGTTCATACTCTTCTACTGTTTTTTCATTTTCTTCAGGCATCTCCTCATTTGTATATGTAGGAGTAAGATTAGCAGATTTATGACCTTGATTTTTTAAGTAATCTAATTGTTCTAACAATGACATACCTGAACTATCTAAAGTATTATCAATAACGTTTTGTACTTCTTTATTAGTATCAGAAATTGCTTTTACTTCAGCATCAGTAGCTCCAGAAATTTCACGTATCTTATTTTCTTCATCAGCATTGGTTACTACATTAGCTTCATTGTTAAATTTTACATAGGCTTTAACTGGATCTTGCCAATCTGTTCCTGATCTATAATATCCACTAGAACCTGTACTCATAGCACCTGCTCCAAACATCCCTCCCATAAATGGAGTGAATGTACCTGGCATACCAGACATTTCAAATTCATATTTCTTAGGTCTACCAAAAAGACCATATTTCATGCTTCCTTTAATATTAACTCCTTGAGGATTAAATTCATTTGTAACTTCCGAATTTTCAGCATTCTCAGATTTAATAATTTCTTTTTGTGAAGGCATTTGCATCATAGCAGGTGCAAAAACATTTATACCTGAACTAGGAACACCCATTTGATTTATACCATATGCCATTGGTATATCCTTAAATGCTCTTCTTAACCTTCTGTTAGTTCTTCTTTGTTGTCTTCGTTCTTTACCTCCACCAAATTGGTAATTACCAGAATCAAACTCTTGTTCAGCTTGTTGTTTATAACTTGCATTCTGAGCAGTACTTTTTAAACTTTGATTAAAATTAGATACTAAAGATTCTCTTCCATCTGGTGTATCATTAATGGTAGGTGTTTGTTCAAGCTCTTCTGGAGTTTCCATTCCTTCCTGAGCTTTTTTTAATTGCTTTAATCTACTTTTTACATAACCTCCTTTACTCATTGGTTGCTCGGCTGCTTCAACTTCTTCTTCTGCACCAGCATTTGCTTTCTGAACAACTTCTGCCATCTGATCAAGCATAGCTTGTTGTTCTTGAGGATTTTCAGTTGCTTGTAATGTTTCATATATTTTTTTAGGATCAGCTTGTGTAAGTTCAGCATAGTCTTCAATAAGTTCTATTACCATTCTTTGTACTTGCTCTTGCTGCTGCATCATTTGTTCTTCAGACATTTGAGGCTGACCTTGCTGCTGCATTGCTTGCTGTTCCATCATTTCCATTTCTTCAGGAGATGGTTGTTGCATTCCCATTTGTGCCTTAGCTAAAAACTTTGCTGTAGGATTTATTACTCTACCTTGTTGAGCACCACCTGCTTTATATATTCTATATTTCTTTTTTGCCATGATTTAAGTACTTATGTATAATATACTAATTTTTAGTTTACTTTTTAAACCTTATATGTTTATTAAATCTCTTCTATAATATAACCACCAGCTCTATATCTTTCAACTTCTTCATCACTTAATTCAATCTCTATTGGTAATTGATCTTTCCAAGAACCTTCACCAAAAGCTAATGCAGCTTCTTTGTCTTCTCCAAAGTCATATACTTCACCTCTTCTGTCAGCTTCTTCATAAATTGGCCACCATCCATTATTTTGATCAGACATATCTAACCACTCACCAACATTAGTTGACAACATGCTTTCATTTTCTACATATGGATTACCTTGAAATAAAGTTGGAAACCCAACCCAACCTCTACCAGGAACTTCTTCTGCAGCCATCAAATGAGATGATACACTAGAAGGTTTAGAGAATTCACCTGAAGGAGTCCAAACAGAATGATCAAAATTTTCTCTAACACCTTTTCTTTGTTTTATAATAGGACCACCTTCTTGCTTAATTCTTCTTTTAAGATTTGGAAACCATGGTCCAGAATATTCTTTATCTGTAAATATTCTTTGAAGGTTACCTTTAACACCATCCCATGTTCGGTTCTTTGTACGTGGTCTACGTACACCTCTTCTTTCTCTTCTATACTTACCTGTAGTTTCTTCATAAGGTACTACTATCTCACCTTCACTATTTGTTACAGGTAATGAATCTGCATAGAATTCTTCAGCTGAAGGTAATGGTTGTTCTATAACTTCTTCTTCTGCTACAGGTAATGGTATTATCGGCAAATCTTCTTTTACAACTATTTCTGCAGGAATTTTTGGTTCTAAAATATCAACTTGAGGAATGTCTTCTTCTATTACTACAGGTTCCTCTTGAATATTAAACGGCATTTTTTCATACTCCTTTTGTAAGTCTACATAAAGTGGTTTATACTTACCAGACTTTTCAGTATCATGTAATGTTGCACGTAGTAACTTTGATCCATCCCAACCATCAAAATCAGCATATTCGTATCTATAATCCCAGTCTCTACCTGCCTTTTTCCAAAAGTGTTTTTTTAATTTATCTTCTCTCTCCCACATTGCAGGAGATCCACCATCATCATTCCTTGTCATGTCTCCAAAATATTTTTCAACAATTTTTCCAGCTTCTGTAAGCTCATCTGATTTCCCAGAATTCTTATAAAGATAACGGTTCGCAAAACTTGCATTTTTAGCCAACCATTTCCAATTAGGTTTATTGCGCCATAGGTTAAACTGATTAAAACCTTCGTCACGTTCTCCAGCTGAATTGTATCCTCCCCAAGCAAGCATTTCATCATAAAAATTTTCCCAATCTTTTTTATTCTTTTTAATGAATTCTTTATCCTTATCAGTTCTAGCAAAAGGATGTTCTTTTAAAGAACCTAACAAATCTTCTACAGACTGACCAGGCTTTAATGAAAACATACTAAGACCTGGAGGTGCGTCTTTAAGCAAACTAGTTTCATCCTTGTAACCCTGAGCTTCTAACTCATCTTTAATATTTGCATTTTCTTCTGAAGACCCTGTATGATCTGCTTTAACACATTCTCCATTTAAATTTAAAACATATCCCTCTGGACAATCTTCTCCACCTTCTTCTAGTTCTTCTAATATATATCCACCTTTTGCATATCTTTGAACTTCTTGTTCATCTAGATCTAGAATAAACCCACCTTCTTGATATGCTTCTGGTTCCTCATATGCTTCCACTGAATTAGGATCAGAAGTTCTAATTCCTGGATTATAATATACATCATCTTCTTCTACTGGATCTGGTCTTCTTCTACGTCTTAGTCTACTTCCATCTATAGGAACTCTAATTCCTAAATTAGCAGAGAAGCTTGGCTTTATTTTAAACCCTTCATTGCTAGAAGTGATACTTCCCGCATCTATTTTATCTTGATCATAATCCTGCATTAAAAAATCTGCATCAACCCCTAAATCACCAAACAATGTAGGTCTAAATCTACCTTTTAATTTTGGTTTATATTCACCTTTTAATTTAGCTCCATAACCCCAACTAAGTCTACCAGTAGCATTATCAAATAAAGCGTCACCTGAATCAGTTTGATACGGAGTTGATTGATATCCTACTCTAAGGTTAAACGGTTGAAAATCTAATCTTCCTGTACCTCTAGGTAAAGATCTTTTAGGATGAGTTCCCCAATGTAAATTAGGTCCTGCGGTAAATTGTCCACCATAGTTATCTGGTTCCACAAAAGCTTCTAGATTTGTTACAGCATTTACTCTTCTTTGACCACCAAAGAATTTACCAAAGTTTTCAGCATTTATACTAGCAGCTAAACCTTCCTTATCAGCTTCTAGATTTTTACCATACCCTACATTACCTGTTAATGACCAAGTAGTATCTTTTTTTGGAAATACTTTTTTAAAACCTAAAGTACTTCCTATCGTATTAGTTTGAGGTCTAAATTTTCCTGATGATAAGAATATTCCATCTTGAGCTTTTGGTACATCAAACTCTTCTGGTTGTCCTAATTCAGGTTGCATTCTATAATTAGTAGTTAATTCAGTTCCTGCTTTTAAATCTTGATTAGCATAAACATATCTTTTATTACCAATTTTCTTACTTATCATTGTAGGATTCTTTTCATCATGATTATGAAACTTTCCTATTTCTGTAGCAGGTTGGTCATTAACATGAGCCAATCCTACCATGCCACCTTTTTTAAAATCTACACGCGCAAATAAACCATCACCGTGAATTTCAGAAGGAGCTATATAATAATTTTTATTCATATTATCTAGGGGAATTAAGACTTTTCATATTTACAAACTTCAATATCATATTTACATCCTGTGGATTATCCTTAATTAACTTTACAAAGTTATTATAATGTCTGAATTTTTTTCTTTGAACTTCACTTTTATTATAATTAAGGTTTACAGGATTTAATACTTGTATATATCCATTAGCTTGCGTATTCCATATTTGATTCTCTTCATAGTTACCTAATAACGTTGTTGTTCCTGGAATTAAAGGACCTGTAGGTGGATAACCTGAACCAACTGGAAACTCTCCTCTATCATTAGTTATGTCCCAAAACTGATTGAATCTATACTTCTGTTCTTCTTTTGATACTAATATATCTACAGAACCTAGATTTACTTTTGGATAATCTTGAGATAAAGCTACATTATTCTTAGGAAATATATTCAAGTTAAGATATCCTGAAACTTGTTCAGAATTAAATATAATAGCTTGATCAAAGTTATAATCTAACACATGATACTGATCTACACAGAAATTACTATCTCTTTTATAGCACTCTAAAAAATACTCTATACTTCTTACAGTAACTACGTTTTGCCCTGTAGTAAAAGGAATGCCTATTTCAAACGGGAACTGTTTATCATAAAAATTACAATAATTATTACAACCTGCATTATGTTCCCATATAGCACCTGCCTTAGTAGTATAATGTTTATTTCTACTTGAGATTAACAAGTTAGGATGCCAGTCATGAAATGATATCCATTGATTATTTTTAGGGTCAAAACTTAATGTCCATGAAGCATCTTCAAAAAATATTGGATCACCAAGCTTAATTGTAATTTTATTTCTATCTATAGTATATGCAAAGTTGTCTCCTTCAATATATTCTACTTGTCCTTTATATTCATCTTTTAGATAATAATCTTTTTTAGAAAAATATATAATATTATCTGTATTGTTATAACCTGCAGAACATCCAATACCTGCTACTGGGTTATCTACATGTGGGAAATCAGGAAAGTCTTCTAATAATTTATATGGTAAAAACTCATTAAACCACCATTTCATATTTATCTGAGATATCTCAGTTAAACCTTGACCATATGAAAATATCTTACCTTGTTGTTGACTTATATAATATAAACCAACAGGAGTAGATATAATTCCTAATCTATCTTGAGAAGAACCATACTCATACTTTTTATCTGCAGCAGTTACATTAACAGGTGTTGCTGCAAATAAACCACCATCTCCAACAGTTGTCTTTACACCAACATATGTTTCTCTTTGATCTACACCTTCATATAACATAGGTGGTGCATCTTCAAAAGTTATAAAGACTCCTGTCTTACCGTAATTCTTTACAGAGTTAACATCATTTCTAAATGACACTCTGTTTAACGGAAGATAAGTTAACCAACCATCTGTAGTATCTTCTTGTACTTGCGGTAAAGAATAATTAATTCTGTTTGGATATGACGTGAAACATAAATCTGCAACTTCAGGATCATAAGTTTTGCTTTGTAATAGACCTTGTGTGAAATATTGATTAAATATAAATCTAGAAGAACTTAAAGAATAATCATAAATATATTTATTACCTCGTGTAAGTATATCAGGATCCATGTTAAATAAAAACTCTAAATCTGTAAATCTATACTTACTGTAGAATTCTTCATAGTCAAATGTTCCTCTTGCTCTAAAGTCTACTAGTACTTCTGACTCAACAAAGAAATCTCTTATTCCACAATTAGCTAAATAAAAATAGTCATTTTTAGGTCTTAAAAAATTAACACCAAACTTATCTAAGTTATAATAACTACTTGGTAATAATCCAGAACCAAAACTTGTATCTGCAAGAACATCAATTATATTACTTATATTATATAGTCCTGCAAAATCCCAGGGTTCACTGTTAGCCCAGTATCTTGGATAAGGCACATTAGGTTCTATGTAGTAATTAAAAGGTGTATTCTCTGGCTGATCATATAACCATTGTCTAAAGAATGGCATTATGTTTTTCTCAGTAAATCTATTTATGTAAGTATCTCCACCAAAAAATACTGGCGTCTTTGCAATCTTATTGTGAATTAATGGTACAATACAATCTGGTGTTGATGCACCAAAATTTGTAGTTGATAGATTATCAAAATCTATTTTTTGTTCACAAGGTGTTGCAATAATTTGTTGTACATTCTCAAGTTTACCATATTGATTTCTTATACTAAACTTTAAACCTGCATAGTTACTTGCAATAGTATTAGTAAAAGGAATTTCCTTATCAGCTGGTTTTCCACCTACTCCTGTATCAGAATACACATCAGCAGCAACTCCTAATGTCATTAAAGATGTATCAATACTTACATTATCAGGATCTAGTTGACTACCACCATTATATAAAAATCTTGGACCTATATTTAAACCGTTTCCTGATTCAGTTCTTAATACTGTTAGCTTAGGTCTTTTTTTATTATTTATTCTATATCTAACTGATGTTCCGCCATTGTCCTGGAATTCAGGAAAGTCTTGTACATCGTCATAAACATAAATACCATCTGCCATTGTAAATCTACTAGGAAAATCAGTAGGAGCTACTACCCACTCAGTATAATCACCATGACTAATTTGTTCTAGAGCATATTGTTCACTTCTGATAAGTGCATATATAAGGTCCGTTGTATTTCCAGCTCCTTCTAGTACATAAAATATATAAGGTCCAATACTACCCAATGCAGCTAAACCTGGAGGCATCAACTCATATACTGAAGGTTCTTTTTCATAACTGCTCATTGAATAGGCATATCCAATTGCACCTGCATTAAGTGCAGTCTGTCCAGCCTTATATGCAACTTGATAAGGATCTGTACCTGTAACACCTAAAGTACCTGTAGTATTTGCAGCAGTAACTAGAGGTGCCATAGTTGTAGTTGCAGCAGTGTATCCAGCTATTCCTAATGATGGTGTATCTGGTACGGATCCACCTCCAGTCTGTACTACCTGATTTGCTGTAAGATCAGTTTTTAATTTTCTTTTAGGTAGTGTTTTAGCCATAGCATTTAATACACCACCTACTAATCCAAGTACTACTACTACATCTGATAATAGTTTAAACTTTGGATGACCGTTTGGTTCTATAAATTTTTGTTCTGCAGTACCTTGTAAATGACCATATACCTTAAGTTCTGACATAGATAAGTAAGGATTCTTAAATGATGTATCTGGAGAATGAAAACTAATTAAATCTTGTGGTAAAGTTTGATTAACAAACTCAGCATCAAAAGGATTTATTGTTTGATTGTCTGGCAATCTACTTAAAATAAACGGATCATTAAACCCATAGTTTTCATTATTTGGGTTAGTGCTATTATCAATAGGTCTTATACAATTAAATGGATAGTTTGCATAAAGACCTATACTAGCATCAGAATTTGTTCGTCCTTGTAATTCATAATCCCTAAAGTTATTTACCATACCTTTAGCAACAATAGTTTTGTTCCCATGACGAGAACTTCTTAATATTTCATAACCTACAATACCTTCAATATCTTTACCATCTTGATCTTTTGGAAGTATAATATTTTCAAATGAAACTCCCATAAGTCTAATAAAGTATTGACCATTTCTTTCATCAAAATGATATGCATCTTGATTTACAGAATTGTCAGGAAATTTATGATGTCTAATAGGTCTACCACATAAATCATTTTGAGCATCTGTACTCTTAGTCCAACAATAGTAAGAAGAATTCCATATATCAGGTCTGTTATCAGGATATCTTTCTGTAGATTGCCAAAATCCCATATCTCCTTCAGCAATAATTTTACCACCAAAGTCATCAATAGCATCAGGAGTTCCACCATTTCCTGTATATGTACCTGTATTTATAGTCTCATATAAGAATTGCTCTCCTGGCAAACTGTTTTGATCTGTATATGTATCTACTTCATTAATTGTTCCTGAAAAAGGCGTTGAATAATCTCTAGCAGGTCTACCTGGAATATGATATGATGCAGACTTATCTCCTGTATCATATACCCATCTAATAAAAAAGCAATAAACTTCATCTCTTAAATAGCCTGCATTTTTACCACCTTTAATATAATAGTCTTCAGGGTATTCAACAGATACCCATTTAGATTTAATTAAGTTTGCTAAGGGTTGATAATTAAAATCAAACTTTGAAGTAGGTCCTATTCTTAATAAATATCTGCTACCTTCTGCAATTTGATTAGAGGTTTCAAATACTGGATTTTGTTGGAGTACAGCTTTTTCATCAGCATTGCCTAATGATTCTGCTATTTGATCTATAACTATGTTTTGGCTATTTGTAGAAAAATATCCAATGGTTTTTAAACTAGAATTTTGATTTGTAAATCTAGCAACTACTAATACAAATTCATCAAAGTGCTCTGTATCAGCATCTATTTTTAATTCAAGCGAACCTCTTTCATTTATCTCATTAAAAATAGGTTGTATGTAAGATGGTGAAAAAAAGTTAGTAACGGCTTGTTGATCAATCGTATAGGCTAAATAAAAAGCATAAGATCCATTTTCAATAGTACCTTGTTGAGAACTTACTGTAACATCTATACATGGAGTTTTAACAAGACTTGCTAATCTTATATCATCACAACTTAATTTGTTTAAAGGTTTGCATATTCTGCAGCCTAAAGGTATGCTATCATTTTCAGATTCAACTACAATAACAGTATTACCATCATCATCTACAATGACACAATCTTCCTCCCAAGCTACCCCAGGCCATAATATATTGTTTGTACCATCTGTGTAATAATTAATTGTATTAGGACCTAAACCACCAAGCCATGAATATGACTCAGAAGGCCATTTATTAGGATCTCCTATATTTACATATCTATCTGGATTTAATCCATCAGCCCAATACACTTGCCAAGAACAATCTTCTTTTTCTCTAGATGCTCCTGAAACTAAATTAAACTTGTTAAAATTTAAACAAGTATCTCTTACAATAGGTCTATATTTACAAAACTCTTCTTCAAATAAACCTATCTCAGATGTAATAACATTATTATTTTGTGCATCATATATAGCAGAATAAATAATCCACTTACCTTCAAATAAAGGTATAGCACCTATTATTACAGGATTATTTTCTACAGTAATATCTAAACCAATCTTTGCACACAGTGCGTTAGATTCTTCATTAGACAATGTACCAAGATCACCTTCTTTAGTATTATTTACAGCATTTCTAGCATATGTCCACATTCCATCTTGAATAAATGATGGATCTGTATCTCTAGTTAATCCCTTGAGAAAACTTTTACTTTTATCAATACTTGTTTGATTTAATCCTTTTTTTGCCATTACTGTACAACTCTAATATTATCATAAGCTCTATTGAATCCACTGTTAGGTGAGTATGACATAAACATATTGTAATATTTACCATACATAGCTTTTCTATTTGCAGCCCAAATTTGTTTTACTTCAGCAAAGTTTGGTGTATTAACTATACTCAATGCATTATTTCTTGCTTCTCTTAATCTTTGTTCAATAAGCTGCATTCTCTGGGAAACATCTTCTCCATTAAGATATAAGTTTTCTAATATTCGAGCTTTTAATGCATATTCGTAATATTCATTTATTCTATCATGATCTGGAACTAACAAGTTTCCTTCATCATCTTCCATTTGACCTTGGTAGTTTAAGTAAACCTTACCTGTTTTAAAAGTTGTGTATAAAAATCCATATTTAATCCAACCTTCATTAGGTGTGTTATAGTATAAATTTGGACAATGACAATCAATACTTTGACTAGCTTTCATTCTTAAAGGAAGAAGACTATCATATACATAAGTTTCAGAAGCATTAATTACTTGTATTAACTCATACGTTTCATTTTTACAATTCATAAAAACTCTAGGTTTAGTTAATTCATCACCATAAGGTTGTTGTGGATTGTGTACTAAGCATGTTCCTAAAGTTCCTTCATCATTACAACAACATGTAGGTTGTGAAGTATCACAAGGATCTGGAACTTGTGCAGGAAAGTCTGTATATGTTTCAGGAATTTTACCATCAGTTATTTTAACTTCTTGCATATTAGTTCCTCCTGCAAAACCATCGTATCCTAATGTTTGTGCAGACTTTCTATCACCACATATGTAAGCAAAGTTAAATGTATAAAAGTCATCAGGTAATTTTACTTTACCATGCGTTACATCTAAGATGATTTCTTTTTGTTGATTAACTCTAAGACCTAAATCATAATTAAGTTTCTTAGCAAGCTTAATAAGCTGCTGAGGCTCAATCATATTTTCTAAAGCAAATGTATTTAAATCTACAGTTACATCTTCTAAAAGTTGATCAAAAGTTCTGTATTTAAGTGTATAGTTATAGTCCATTATCTAAGTGTGTTTTGACTATCATCAGCTCCATTTGAAGGAACTTGAATACTCATGGTTAATTCTTGAACTACATATTGTTCTATTTCTGAAAATAAGTAATCAGGTATATTTAAAGCTTGATCTTGTCTAATAGTGCATTTATCAGAATCACATGTTTCTACATCATTTTCAAATATTGCTTCTATCTTAACAGCATCCCAAATTAAGTTTGGGAAATATAAATATCCATCTAAATACCACCAGTACTGTCTCTTATTATATTTGAAAGTTGTAGTTTTAGTCATAGAAACAAAAGTACCAGGATCAGTTCTAAATAACTCTATAGAACCATCAATAGAAGATACAGTCCTAAATATAGGACCCTGTATGCCTGTTAATAAATCAGGTAACCTTTCTTTTGTTCTTTTAAAATAACATCCTGAATAAACTCCTACACATGCAGCATCTACTTTGTCTACTTCTATGAGTTCAACATAAGGCATTACTTTGAAGATATTACTAATCTTCATAAGCCTAAGTTGATTATCTTCTCTCTTCATAAGAGATTGCCCATATTTAATTATAGAAAAATAAATTGTTCTATCTGTTAAGAATGGATCTTCCTTAACAGCTTTAAGTGTATTTCTTACTCTTGATATTGATTCGCCAACTGTTGTGCTCATAAGTCAAATTCATTATAATCTTTTAAAGCATGGTCTCGTTTTTTAAGCCTTACTTCATTAGCTACCTTTCTTTCATAAGCTAGCTTTAATTTTTTCTGCGGATCAACTACTATATAGTTGTTCCAATTTTCAGGATATACTTTAGCTACTGTTCTTTTAAACTCTCTACATGCTGTAAAACCCCAAAACTCTCTGTTTTTAACTTTATGTTTTACTGCCTTACTTGTAAAAAATATTTTAGCAAGCTTGCCATCACTATCCCAATTTTTATTAGAAACTTTTACACCGTACTTTTTAGACTTAGCAAAATCAATATTTTTCTTTTTACTAGGTTGACATGTTCCTACAAATAACCAACCTAATGATTGTGGTAATTCTACCCCATTTCTTTTGTCAACTACAGTTTCATAAATCTTTTTATTAAAAGATTTTATAATTGATCTTAGCTCTTTATCCTTTAAGCTTTTATACTTTGGATATTTTTCTCTAAATCTGTCAAAGAACTCTTTGTTTAGAACTTGATATGTATCCGCTCTAAATCTCGGAGCCTGTAAGTTTGGTGTGTTAAATGCTTCCATACTACTTAAATAATATACTAAAAATTAATGAGATTAACAAGTTAAACAAATATAGTGAAAAAAGAAAACCCCCACTTGTGTGAGGGCTTTCCCGTTGTTAGCCACAGAAACCAACAAACTGCGACAATTTTATCCTTGTGCTATAATTCTTACATTTCCAGTAAAAGATCCTGGTGTAATAGTATAATTACCAACTGAGGTAAGTACAATAGTAAAATCACTAGTTATATCTTGGTTAGTTGCTACATCAATAATTAAAAGTTTACAGTATTGTTTACCTAAGTTTTGAGTTAAGTTAACAGGTACACCTACACTACATGCTTGTAATGGAACTGAAGTGTCATCTATTCTTAATGTAGATGTACAAATGTAATCTACAATATTAGCTAATGCCGTATCTAAATAAGCATTACGTGCTATAACAGTTTCAGATCCACACACTATGTCGGATCCAGTATAAACAATACACTGAGCATTAAATACTTCAGCGCATGCTGGTGGACATGTAGCTGATACTACATAAGTACCAGAGCATCCACAGGTTGGGGTATTACAATTTGAACAAGCCATTTTTTTTTATTTTATAATTTTTAATTTTTACTAAGGTCTAGGGTCATCACAATCTAATGCTGCTTTAAATATAGGATTTGAATCACATGGTATAAATGCACTTAATCCTTCTAAGGTTGCATAAAAACCACCTAATTCATCTGCATTACCTGCATTAATACCAAACTCATAACTATTTGTATTTGGATATGTATCAGTTTCTATATCTATTGTATAAGTGCTCCATTCATTTGTCGTTACATCTGGTGTTGAACCAGGTGTACTTCTAGTATAACATTGATAATAAGCACCATTATAAAGAACTATATTACCAGGATTATATGATAGCGCAACATTCCAAGTAGCATGATTAGGAAATGAGTTTACATTAGAGCCACTACTATCAAAATTTGGTATTAACTGACCAGTTTCTACTCTACTTGTAATGTAACGTAGTGGTGAATTGTTTGGTATACTTGTACCTAAAGTTGTAGCAAGTTCTTGATCTCTTAAAGCTGCAAAATATAATTCTCCACTAGCTTGAATTCCAAATCTACCAGCTGCAGTTAAAAGAACTGATTGACCTTGTGCAGCAACAGGTCTAGAAAGAACTGTTGGATATTGAAATCTAGCAGGACCATCTATTGTTTGAGATGCAATAACTTCAGGTGGAATAACAGAATTACCTTGATTCCATATTAATGAATCACTTCCAGATACCGAGCAGCTTCCTGCACCAGAAGTTGCAACATCAGTAAAGCTATTGTTATAATAACTGCTAATACTTGATATTGGAAAAACTGTAGCATCACTTGGTGATTTTGCCATAGGAATCCAAACAATTCCTCTAAAGTGAATTACGTTCCCAATTCTTCTGCATTGAGGTCTTGTACCATCTGAATCTGCAGCACCTGAATACCAATCAAAACCAAGAAGATTTACCCATCCTGTATCTTGAACTTTTGCAGTTAGAAGACTACTTGAATTAAGTTCTAGATCTATAGTATTAGTATCTGCAACAGTAACTGGAGGATTTGTATTAGTATAATTCCATACATCACATAAAGCTACCCAGATGTTATTAATAGCATCCGCTAATGTATCATAGTTAGCATCAAGTATCCAATTAGGATTTGTAGAAAAGGCAGTTCCAGTATTTAACTGAACATCTGCATCACCAAGACATTTTTGTTTTCCAGCTGCATCTAACTCAGCTGTAGTTCCTGTTTCAGCATAGAATGAACACCACACATTATTTATAAACTCAATAAGTACAGTATCAATTGCTTGATCTCCTGTTAAGGCTCCAATAGTACATCCTAATGTAAAAGTAGGAAGTGTAAATGTAGGAACAGGTGCATTTTCTAGATTAGTAACTCTAATTAAAATATCAGTAATTTGAGCATTAATTAAACTAATCTCTGTAACTATACTACAAACTCTTTCTCCAATAAGTTGAACATAATCTACTAACTGCATTGTTGTTTGAGTACCTGTAACAAAACATTCTGCTACTGATACTACACAATCAGGACAACCAGGTATATCTTTTGTTTCAGGCGTTACTCCTTCTAATTCACAAATCTTTTCAATTAAAAATTGAATTAAAGCCTGAAAGTCTTCTGGTCCACATGCTTGTAAATTAAAACAACTAAGATCATAGTTAGAAACTTTTAAAGTATCTAGAATAGTACAAAGCTCTGTGGCCATTGCTGATACAACATCAGAGACACTATCTCCAGTACATAATTGTATGCAGGGAATGTCAGGTCCTTGCCAAACTACACAGTTGGAAGATATTGGGCTACAAGGTTTATTATCTAGGTTTAAAGGTTTCATATTTTCTGTTATTTATAATATACAAATTATTATTAAGAATTGCAAGAACACTGTGATGTAGGATTACCACAACAATCAGTTAAAGGATCACATTTATAATTAGGATCTGTTAATGCTTGTAATTCAATAAGTTCTTTTTTAATTAACCACTTTTCATCTTCTTCAGGACAGCAATTAGATATACCATATCTTAATTCAAGAACCTTTTTATACATTATGTCTGCAGCTTTACACGTAATCTTATCATATTTTTCAGCTGAACATATAGGTGTATTATATCCTGGTTTTACTTTTCTGTTATTAGGAAAGTACTGTACACATAGTCCCGTTTTAACACCTCGCTCATCTTCAAATACTGTACAATCACCATAATAGTTATAAATAAATGTATCAGGTTCATCCCAATATTGAACACAATGTCTTAGTGAAAAATGTCCTGATTTAACTATTTCTGTTTCTTGAGAATCTCCATTAGCATCTATATAAGTAAACGTTCTATCTTCTGTACTATTATTAAATACAGTAGAACATCTAGGAGCTAGCTGTTTACACTCAGGACAACTTGCAGAAGCTTCAGTTACTGTAACTTCTTCCCATACTGCAGGTGCAACTGCATCTTCATATAAAGCAACTTCATAACATGGATCACATCCTTCTATTTTAACTACTTGACCTACATAAGGTGATAAGTTAGTTGAACTAATAATTACTGATTCTGAATCATCACAATCAGTTAGAGTGTAATATGTAGTAAGACATGTATTGCAATCTTCAAATACTATAGGATCTACAATAGTTGTTTCACTAGGTGGTTGATAATCTATTTCTTCTACTACCCAGCATCCGCAATCATCTTTGATAACTTGACCTACATATGCGGAAAAGTCTTGTAGAGTATAAACTACTTCATTTATCTTTTCACAGTTAAATAACTTATAAGCAGTAATACCTAAGCATTCTTCACAATCTATATAATCTCTAATTACTGTAACATCTACTGGGCAATCACATTCTGCTGCTAAAGTAACATTCCAACATCCATCATATCCTGCTAATACAACTACTCTATTTGTACCTACATATGAAGATAAACTTTGCAATGTTGAAACTAAAGTTGCATCCTGTTCAGGATATGCGGTAGGATCACAATTAGTAAGTAAAAAACATTGCTCTACACATTCACCATCTACACAATCTGTACCAGTTATAAGCGTATAATCTTCACCCTCTACACCTTTAATTAAAGGAGGAGCTTGTGCACAGAATTTTGCTGGCCCATAAGTATATTGACTAACACCATCACAATCTATATAGCTTATACCTCCAGACTCACCTATAACTTCATAACATAAGCAAGGACAAGGAGTAGCTCCTGTTCCTGATATCTTTAAAGTCCTAGATGGATCTTGACATATGCCTTCATTTACTTGAACTAACCAAGATCCTGTATAACCTGAAAGTTCAATATACGTTCCAACATATAAAGAAAGATCTTGAACAGTGTTTATTATTATACCTGTGCAACTAGTAAGTCTATAACAAATCTCTTCACAATCTGGACATATTCTTTCTCCTGTTACAGCATCTACTGTATCACAATCTGTTTTACTTACAAAATCTAACTGTGATATATAAGGTGGATAACCTAATGCATTATACTCAGCTTGGGTTAATTCAGAACTAGGATCAGATATACTATTAAAAGAAAAAGTATAACATTGACCAACTTCTAATCCTAAAAGACTTTGTTGACTCTGTTGTACAAATCCTAGAAATAAATAAACACCATTATAATTGTTTATACTAAATTGAGGTATAGAAGGTATTGGTTGTTGAGAACCATTAAGTTGAGCACTTGAATTTGGATCCTTTACATCAGTAATTCCTCCTGTATAACCTTCTCCTTTAAAAAATATAGCATCTCCCCCACAACATGGAACAGCTTTTATATAATAATTACCAGGGTCAGGACTACAATCTGGACAAGCTGCGTCTACTGTAGGATCATCACATCTGGAATTTAGATAAAATCCAGTAAGATCTGCTAATGCTATAGAAGTTACATTTCCAACAAATGCTGATGAACTTATTGTATAACATGCGCCTGTAACTAAAGTTACATCTGTACCTGGTATACTTAAATTTGACCCATTATAAATATATACACCATTATCAGAAAAACCACCAGTAATATTCACCAATGCTTCTGTCCCATTTTCAGGACAACAAGGTCTAATAAAAAATTGTGGTAGCTGTATAGACATTTTACTTTATAAATTTAGTTAAATTCTTTTTTTTTATACTTGCTTCATAAGAAGCTTTGCAGCCTTTACAAACTGAAACACCATCAGATGCTTTAGCTTTTTGACATCCACAGGATAATCTTTTTCTGCAGTTATTACATGTTGCCATAATTGTTGGTTTTAAACGGTTAACAGTTTCTACAATCTAATTTTTTTAGAAGTTTTAAAGCATAATTATAAAGCGTCATTCCTTCTTGTGCTTCATGACAAGTTTCCACTTTAGATTTAGCTGCTTCTAAATACATTCCAATAAGTCTAAGATGATTAAGTTTATCTTTTACTTTAGCTGGAGGATCACAATCTGCTACTTCAATATCACAGAGAATCTTTTGATAAAGATTCATTGCTTGAGTAGTCCTCAAGTGATTATATTCTACATACACAGTTTGTGTAGGATCTACTACATACTTTACTACATATATTCCATCAGGTAAATTCACATATGAAGAACCGCAATTTTGTGTTTGTATACCTAGGTCACATCCAGTTAATGTAGGAGATGACTGAGGTATAAAAGCTACTTCAGCTGCATTTGTATAACCAGGAACTGTTATATATAATTTTGGTTCAAAAATACCAACTTGTGCAGAATATGCACTTGTATCAAAAATTTTAATAACACAAGGATTTCCTACTTCTGGTATTTCTAAACTTAATACATGATTTGCCATATTTTAGAAATAAAAAAAGGGAGAGGAGAAATTATATCTCACTCTCCCTTTTATGAGTAATTAATTATTATTACAGTAATTCAGTTACTTGTCTCGGAACAACTGGGATAGATACAGCTGGACAGTCAACAGTTGACCCATCAGGAATATCTATACAGCTTTCACCGCATGCGCTGAATGTTGCGTTAAGATCTGATACTAACAAAGCTCTTGCTTGTGAACCAGGTCCGTTTATAGCACTATCAGCTTCAGTAAGAATTTCAATTACATACTGATCATTATCAAATGTTCCAGATGGATTATTGTATCTTGGAACAGTATGTTGAATTAATAATCTATCATAAAGTTTATCTTTGTAAACTCCTCCTACACTGTCAATCATGTCAGTTCCTTGAGTAATCTCACGGATTCTAAGATCAGTAGCAAATGGATTTTGTCTGTAAGATTCTGATAAGATAAAATCTCTAAGAGCAGTTTCACCAAGACCCTGAGCTTGTTTACCTAAACATTCGTTTACTACACAGATTCCTGTGAATGCACAAGGATCTCCATTAAGATCTACTTCAGAAGCATAAAGTCTAACTGGCTCTAAACCATAGAAGTCAGAAGGTTGGAAAGTACATGTTCCAAACTTAGTTTCTTCATATGCACCTGTTAAAGTTAAACCTCCACAAATACCAGTTTCCATAGCAGGAATAGTATAAGAATCCCAATCTGTTACATTTGCTTCAAGCAAACCAGCTTGAGTTGCAACTTGAGCAGCAGTAGGACCATATACGCCTAACCATCCTGGAGGGAATAAAAGTCCAGTTACAGTTCCTCCGTTATCAGTTACATTAACAACTGGTACAAAGAATGGATTTGGATTTACTCTATCTGCAGATGCAGGATTAGATGGATTAAAGTTTGGTCCATTACCTGTAACAACTACACTTTCCCAAAGACCTTTAGCCCACTGTATCATAATATCAGCTGGATTAACAGGTACTGGATCAATTGCGTCATCAGGACAGCAACCACCGTATGCAGTAACTTCTACATATCCTTGGTGATTTAACATTCTTAATGCTGGAGAACCTTTAACATCTACTCTTAGATGATAGTTTTCACCACAAAGGAATTCAGGACAACATCCTGCTGTTTCACCATCTGCTCCTTCTTGAGTCCATACTGTAGTACCAACATGAAGAACAGCAGCTTGTGCTTCAGAAGCAAAAGAGTTCCAAACTTTAGTTACATATCTAGAATTGATTCCTTTAGTTTTAATTGATTCTTTATATCCACCGTGGAATGGACCAATTTTATCATTAGTATAAGGTGCACCTGCTGCAATAATAAATGGACAACAGAAGTCAGCTCCTGAAGGAGGTAAAACATTAGCCCAAGTTTTTGAGTTAAATATTGATACTTCACCCTTAGTTAAGTCAGCTGTTGTTTTAGACCCATCTGGTTGTGAGTACGATGACATCACAAAGGTCTTTTTAAATGCGTGAGAAAAATAAGACATTTTTTTGTTTTTTGTTTTTGTTTATAAATAAATAATATACTATAATATACTAAAAGTTTTTAAATAATCAAACTGTAGCACTAATTATTTCTTTCAGCTTCTTGCTGACCTCTTGGATACTGATTACCAGATTCTATATCTCCTGCTAGTATACTTACAGTTTCATCAATAATTAACTCTATAATATCATCTTTAAACTCACATTCAATATTTAATGTAGATTCTTCATTAGTATATGGATCTACACAGCCTTGAATTTGAATCTTTCTAGGTTGTCTATAATAAGTTAAGCTAGCATTTGTAATGTCAAATTCATCATTTGTATATACGTGAATTTTATTATCAATTAATGTAGCAAATGTTTCAGCCCATTCAAATGAAGGTTTCTTAGATTTATCTCTAAGTAATTGATTTAAGTTACCTTCTTCTGCTAAATATATAGTCATTCGTCTATCTTCACAACAATCTTTGCATGCAAAAGCATCTACTCTTTTCCATTGTAAATAATTAGTAGGAATAGCTCCAGAAAAAAAGTCTTCTTTATCTACCATTGTTATACCATCTTTAGATAATAAAACTTGTAGATCATCCTTTCTTCTAGTAGATTGCTCATCACCTTCTTGCATTTGATTCATCCCATGCAATTGTCTTCTAGACCATTCAACTTGAGCTTTGTTAAATGCTTCAACAGCTTGCCAACATTCTATATTATCATAGTCTTGGCTATCTAGCTTGTTTAACCGTTGCTTTAATTTTATGACTATTGTGCTATTTAACATTTTATCTTCTACTAAGCGTATTTAATTTTACCACCTTCTAACATAGATCCTACAGCTTTACCTTTTCTAGCAGACTGCATATCATTAAGTTCTTTTAATGGACCACCGTATTTCTTCTTACCTTTATAAAGATCTCCACCTGGCTTTAATCTTTTAGCTAATGCTTTTCTTCTAGGAGTACAAGTAGGTTTAGACATAGGTGTACAATAACCCTTATGTTTAGGATTTATTCCCATAAATGTTTTTTCCTTACTCATTATCCATTACCATTTTCTCCTTGCTCTCCTTCTTTCTCTTTCACCTTTTCTTCTTGCTCTTTTTGCTTGTCTTCTTGCTTTACCACTACCTTTGCACCTTCTTTTTGGTCTTCCTGTTGCAGTCAGTTCCATAGAACAAGTTTCACCTCCTCCTGCATATGTATTAGATTCTCTAGATTCTCTAAAGAATTTTAATACTTCTGCATCATTTGTTTTATTTTTCATTACTTGCCATAGTTTTATTTTAATAATCCCAGTAGATAAAAATTTGATCATCTGTTTCTTCTGGTTCAATAAAAGTTTTACTCATATATTAATATACAAAAAAAACATTAGCATTTCCATCTTCTCCTTGCTTTTCTCAAACGGCTGTTTGGATCTTTAGCAGCTTTAGGAAACTTTTTCATTTGACCAGCAGATCTAGCACAGTAACTTTTCTTTCTAGCTCCACCACCTGGTTGAGGTGCTTTGAGATTAGAACCAGTTTTACGGTTAATGCTTTTACGACCTTTAGCAGTAAGACCACCTTTTTTAGACTTACAACCATTTTTGATTGTACAGCCTTTCATAGCTCCTTTTTTCTTACTTGCTTTTTTAGTTGCCATTAGTATCTTAAGTTAGCACTACTTTTCTTTAAGTATATTTTCTTTTGTATGTCTTTTTACCAACTTTTGCTTTATAAGCTTTAGTTTTTATCTTATCAGATTTAGCCTCTTTTTTAAGATACTTGTTTTTATCTTTAGCTGTTTTATTAGATGCTTCATATTTAACATAAGCTTTCTCTTCAACCTTATCAGCTTTCCTATATAAGCGATTGGCCTTTTTTGGTTTAGCCCCACCTAATTTCATTTTAGGTTTAGTATGACCATAACCAAGTTTTTTTAACTTTAAATGTTCAGCCATGGTTTTAGCCTTTACAACTTTACCATCCTTATACATAGCGTGAGCTTTAAATTTTTTAGCTGCTGTACCACCAACTTTTTTCTTTGCCATTGTTTTCTTTTTTTTATATCTACTAACTCTATTCTTTTCTCTTTTTTCTTTTTTAGCGGCAGCTATCTCAGAAGGAGTTAATTCACTCCAAGTAGTAGGTGTATCTTTACTTACACGTTTAGTAGGTCTAAATGTAGTGTCACCTTTAGAATAATCTTTATCCCCAGATGGTGTACGCCAATCTTCTTTAAACCAACGTCTAAGTGCTGCACCTTTTTTAGTTTTCCTAACAGCCACTACTTTTTCTTTTTGGAATTACCATAGTTAGAAGCTCCCTTTTTTCTACATGTTGCAAGTCTTCCACTAGCATATGCAGAAGGCCACTTGTTACCTAATGCTAACTCTCTTGCTTTTACTTTTTTATAACATGCATCTTTTGAGCCACCTTCAGACATCTTTTCTTTAGACTCTCTAAAAAACTTTAAAACTTCTGCATCATTTGTCATCTTAAAAAGATTTTGATCTTCTAAGAGATTTAGCACTAATTACTTTAGGACCACAAGAACCTCCGTAAGCAAGAATTCTACCTTGTTCAAACCTTGGATTGTTAGTATACATAGGCATACCTACCATACCACCATTATCATAAACAGATTTACCATATTGAGCATAACCCATTTTATTTCTTACAGTTGTAGGAAGAGATCTAAGACCATTATATTTAGTTCCACCTGGTACAGATCTTAAAGCACCACCTTTAGCCATCTTAGAACCTCCGCATTTCATACATCTTGCCATAACTTTTATCTTTTTCTAGTTTTAGATAGGGGTGGTCTAGATGATTCTTGAAGTTTATTAACCTTTCTAGCTATTTTATCGCCTTTAGCTTCTTTCCTAGCACCTTTTTTCATATTACCAGAAGTGTATGCTTTTTCAGCTCCAATATATTTCTTCATAGCTCTAGTAGCTTTTCTTCCAGCTTTTTTTACACTACCACCGTCTTGCATAAAGCCATTAGCTTTTCTAAGTTTCTTTCCACTCACTACACCACCATTTTCTTGAAAAACGCTTCTAAATGCACCAATAGTACCAGCAGAATCATTAGCTAGTTTAAGTACATTACCAGCCGTACTTAGAACATCTTTTCCAGAAATTCTATCTCTGTTTAAAGGATTTACTTCTTTCATAGCCAATCTACGTGCTTTTCTTGGATTATATCCAGCCTTTGTATATTTTGCTTTAGCTACAAGTAAAGGATCCATTGGTGGTGCTTGAGCTGTTGCACCATTAGTAATAGGGGTTACAGGTGTTTGAGCTGCTTGAGGTTGACCTGCATTTTGAAGTCCAGTATTCATAGGTTCTTTTGCTACAGGTGCTACAGGATTAACAGGATTAGGTTGAGTTTTATTCATTGAACCACCTGGTTGATATTTTCTCATTTTTTTACGCATGATAATTTTTTTTATTAATAGATATATAGTATAATATAAGAAAAATTATTAACTTTTCCAATAGGTTTCACATGAGTTAGTTAAATCATCTAAGATATCTTCATTAAGAGGATTTTTTAAATACTCTACTACATCAGAAATATTTCTTCCTAATAAAGCATTCTTTTTAGAATGATAAATATGGCCATCTGATTTAATTACTATGTATTTGAAAAAAGATGAATCTTTAACTATAGTTCTAAGTTTTAATTCTTCCATAGATAATTTTGATGCATCTAAGAAAGATTTAACAGCTCGTTCCATATTGCTTTCTGAGCCATCTGCATGAATGTATTCATCCATGTTTTCATATAAAATATCTAATGGAGTTGACTTTTTATACTGTGTACTATTAGAATCTACAACTTTTGCAAGATAAAATAACTTAGTACTATTTTTATCAAATAACTTTTGCAGTTCAGATAATGCTTTGTTTCTTAGTTTCTTATACTCAGTTCTAGTAGATACTGCTTGTTCTGCTCTGTCTAAATAAAACTTAGGTTTTTTAGGTCTAGCTCTTGCATCTTCAAAACTTTTGGCTATTAATGAAAATCCACCAGCTTCAATTGCCATTAGCTTAATTCTATCATAAGGATTTGTCATGTTTAAGTATAAAGGTTCATTACCTACACTTATGTCAATCTTATTCCAGAATTCATTATTATCTGGCTTAAGTAGTTTTACTTTATTCCAAAAGTCTTTATCTTCTGGATCAAGAATATTAGATGCTAGCTCTGCTTCTAAATCAGCTACTGTAGCTCTTATTTGTTTTATTTTAGCTTCTCTTAATTCAGGGTTAAGTTTTTTAATTTCTGGAGCAAACTCATTTAGACCTGTTAAGTATCTGTTAATTCCATTAATTTCTAAACATGCTAATTGTTCTTGATGTTTAACTCCATCAAATAAGCTAAGACCATATTGTTCTAAACCCATATTTTCGGATCTTGCATCAAAGTAAGGTTTAATAATAATTTTAGAATCTTTTGCATTAGTTGGTGTTTCCACCATTGTAAAATCTGTTTTTGCCATTGGTTTTGTTTTTGGTTTCTGTTATTGGTTATTTAAAATAAAAAAGGGAGAGGACACCCCTCCCCCTTTTTAAGAATATATTGTTTAGATTAGAATGATCCGCCAGTAACTGGGTTTCTCATAACAATCTTCAATACCTTAGTTGGATCTTTAACCCAAATTGCAGGCATTGTTTGTGACATCATGACACGGTATCCATTGAATTGACCAGAAGACTGGAATCCTTGGCTACGTCCCATGTAGTCCATTGTACCATTTTGATACCACCACTTTAACTGGTTATCCCATTCTAACTTCAACAAGAAGATGTTGTCATTAGTATTATCAGTGATGTCAAAAATAATGAATGAATAAGAAGATAATGGGAATCCATCAATAATTGGGTTCTCAATATCATTAGTATTTACATTATCAAATGCTGGGTTAAGTACAAACTTAACGTTAGCAAGGAAAGGAATTACATAAGAAGTATAAGCAAATCCAAAATTCAAGTCCATACCTTGACCAGTGATAGCACCGATGTCAGCAGCTTGAATTACAAGACCTGATGATACAGCTTCTCTTTTGATAGCTTCATTTACCATTCTCATTCCACCCATACCTGTTTGAACAATTAATTGTCTACTTGGATCTGGACCTTGGAATTCAACTTTACCATTAAAGAAGTTATAAATCTCAGAACGGAATAAGTCAAGGTTGAAGTTATTCTTGTTGTATACTCTTTTGAAAGAGTTGTCAAGTTGTTGCCAAAGACCTACAGATAATCTTAAATCATCTGGACCGTCTTGTCTAACTCTACCACCTTGTCCCCACATAAGGTAAGACTCAATGTCATTTGCTACTTTTGTTAAGTGAGCAGATTCCATTTGAGTAAGGAAAGTTCTAGAAAGATCGCCATTATCAAATGCTCTTCTTACTTTATCTTTACCCATTACTTTTACCATATCTTCTAATGAAGTTACAGAAGGATCCATTCCTTTATCAGAACTTCTCCAGATTTCAGTTACAGGAACTGTACCATCAGCATTCATTCCACCTTTGATCATAAGATCAGCTCTAGAAGAAACTGAATAGTGAACATGTGCTTCTGCTCCACCTACATAGTTGTAGAATTCACGGAATCCAGTTCTTGTTGTAATGTCAGAGAATCTTTCACCATACTCACCTCTAGCAGAACCTTTTCTAAAGAATTTAGTTCCATTTGCTAAAAAAGCTCTATCTAAAGAGGCAGTATTATTATTATTTACAAGTTGAACAGTATAGATATAACCATCACCCATTGGAAGAATATCTTCATCAGTAATGTAAAGTTCAGTACCATTATACTTGTCATAAGTAATGATATCACCATGACCAAATTCTCTTCTGCTTATCTTAATGCGGAATGTTTGACCATCTACACCAAGAACTGCTGCAGGATCTTCAATATCCTCAATAATATAAGGAAGGTCATTAGACACTGGTGTTTGCCACTTATACTCTCCACGAGCATTGTCTACCATAATTACATTCTTTCCACCAAAGCTAGACATTTGATAAAGGGGCATTTCTACCTTCTGGGACATAGCCCATAGGTCCACAGGACCAAGGTCCATAGGTTCTGCATCTTTAAGCATGTTAACCAAGTGATAAGAATCTACGTGTGAACTTGCGTTGTACGCTGTATCCCGTAGAAAGATACCATTGTTTAATACTGGAGTTGCCATTTTTTATTTATTTGTTTTTATTTGTTTACTAATTAAAATCTTTTGAACATACTGTTCTTTCTTTGTACTGTATTTTTTGTACCTTTTTTTCTTGTTACACGTTCTTCTCTAACTGGTGTAGAAGAACTAGTATTCTTATTAGACTGTGCAGTTTTTAGTTTTCTTACTGTATCTGCAACAGCTGCCTGACTACCAAGACCTTTAATTTTTTCTTTATATCCATTAGGATCAGAAAGTAACCATAATGCTTCTGCAATAAGATCATGTCTTGGTTCTACAAACTGATATTTTTCAAGTAAATGTCCTAATAAGTTAGTAGGTTTACCTGAAATAGATGGATAGTTAGGTTGAACTAATCCAGAATATAAATGATTCTGAACTCTTTTGTCTAATTTAACTTCTCCTAATTTACCTTTAGAAAGTGTATTATATACATTATCCATATATACTGAAGCTTGCTCTTCTTGTTGCTTTTTCTTGTGCTCTTGTTGAGCTAATTGTTGAGCAACAATTTTTTCTTGCATTTTATCTAACTTAGGCTTAAACTGATTTGCTTTTTTAGATAACCTATCTGTATCTTCCCAAGTTTCTATTTCTTCTTCTATTTCTTCAGGTGTGCCAAAATTAGTAGCCGTAAGATATTGCCTTGCTATTTTAGCTTGATGATCAGGATTATTAGCATCTAATTCAATAACCTCTTCTACATGAGAGAGTGTCTTAAATAATCCTTTTAGATCTGTACCACCGTCTGCTACATATTTAGCAGCAACTTTTAATTCATCAGGTAATGCATTAAAAAATTCTTTTGGAGTATCTTGTCTAATCTTAGCTTCTCTTTCTTGAAAGTTAGCTTCAAACAATTCTCTAAAATCTTTAGTACTGTATTCTTCAATTGGTTTGTCATCATCGAAAGCAAATAGAGTACCTTCCTCTATCATCTTAGCAGCTAATTCTTGTAAACCATTTTTATCAGTTTTACGTCTACCTGATTTAGCATCTCCTGTTTCTTCTATAGTAATTGCATCATCTAATTCAGCTAATGCTTCATCTACTATAGAATCAGGAGTTGATTCAATTTTTTCTTCAGCTGTCATTTCCCTTTCAGGAGTTTCAGTTGTAGTTGTTTCAGGTTTGTCAATGAACGTTGTATCAAGTTCTTCTGGTTTAGAAAAGATGTTTGATTTCTTTTCATTATCTTCTTCTTGAGGTAACATAACGTTGTCAGCTCCCACATTTCCAAAGATTTCATCAATATTTACATCTACTTCTTCTACCGTTGTAGAATCTTGTGCTTGAGTTTCCTCATTTAATTCTTCTGCCATTTGTCAGTTTTTGTTGGTTATTACTTTAATATACTAAATTAAATCTTAAAAATTTAAAATTATTTACAAACTTTTATTAAAAATTTTGCATTATATAGCTAAACTATTTTTTCTTATCTGATTTTGATGCTTTAACATCGTATTTATTTTTATTTTCTTTAGCTATTTGCAACTGTTTATCAGCTATATCTTTTTGAGCTTGTATCTTTTGTTCTTCAATAGACATTTTTTGATTATGCTTCATCATATCATTAGCTTGTTTTTCTCTTTGCATTTGAGTTTGCTGTTGATATTGATCTGATTTTCTAATATCTGCCATTGCATCTTGATAATCAGATTGTTCATTTTTATTAATGTCCATCATTGAACCATAACCAGCAGCTCTAATTTCAGCAATGAGTATATCCTTACGATCTCTTTTTTCAGATTCCATAACTTTAAAATCTCTCTCAGCTTGCTGTTCTTGTTGTTGAGCTTGTATTTGCTGTTCTTGCATTTGCTGTTGCTGTTGCATTTCTTGTTGCTTCTGCTCTTGTTGTTTTGCTTCAGAGTCTTTCATAGCGGCATTTAACTCTGCAATAGAATCCGATTGTACAATTTTACCAAGATCATATATACTAGCTCCTGTAGTATTATTTTGCATCGCCATCTGCTTAAGTTGCTCTAACACTGCTCTATGATTTGCTGTTGTGCTACAGTATATATTTAAATCTCTCATAAGCATATCTGTACCATTTATCTCAAAATTAACTTTTTCATCTGCAGATGTTATATAACTTAATCTAGTAGATGGAGAAGTACTATGATAATATTGCGCTAGGTCAGTTCTCATCTGATGAACTCTAGGCATTAAATAATCAGCATGCTGAATAAAATACATTTCTGTTTGAGCATATGATGCATTTACAGCTTGTTCTACACCAGTAGCAGTTTGCTGAGAAATTTGCTGACCCATCCTTTGTGGATTAACTCCTATTACTTCATAAGCTTGTTGCTTAAAATAATTAGCTAGTTGAATCCTAGACATAAGTCTATTAGTCTGATCTAAATCAAGTTTTTGAAAGTGTTGAAAGTTTAATGCATTTTCTGTATTTGTAATAGATGTATCAAGAGGTAACATCTGAAAATCCTTCATAGCTACATATGCTTTAGCTAAGTTACCCTTACCCCAATCCTCACCAAGTGAGTGTTTTGGAAGAGTATTTTGATCAAGCATGATGACAGTTCCTAATTCATCAACTAGTATGTCGGCCATTTGATTGTTTACAATATTATAACCAATCTGAAATGGTTTCATAAGATCCACAAGAGCTGTAGATTTTGTATTCCTGTCTGAGAACACAGCACCTTCCACAGGAAGCTTACATCCATATAGTGAATTATCACCTTTAAACTGAAACTTAAGTGGTCCTGGTTTCTTTTTATCTATACCAATATACATTGGTGTAAACCCATCAGAACTATTCATTCCCCAGTAACTTGGTAAATTTGGACCTATTTTAATACCACCCCAAACTTCATTAATCCATATCCAATCTATATGTTCACCAAATACAATATTATCTTTAGATTTATTTTTAAAGAGTCTAGTATCATATATAGGCTTATCTGTTATTTTATAATCTTCTGTAATTATTTCAGTTACTACTTCTCCTTGTTCAGTAATTTTAGTAAGATGACCAAGCCTTCTTTGTGATTTCCAATATGCTGTAGTAACTCTTACTAAGTATGCAGTACCCTCATCTTTATAATCTTCACTCTGAGCAAGTATTTGTTGTACAGCATCATTACCTTCAGAAATTCCTTCTTGACCCATAAAGCTAGTATACTGTCGCATAGCTAATGAAGGTCTTTGTGTATTCCACTCATGAGATTTAGTTGCATCGTAAAAACTACCATCATTTTGATAACCTGTAATATTATAACCAGCAGCTCTTACAGGATAAATAGATTCTAAGGATTTTAATTGATCTTCATCCATTAAATAACCATACTTATCAATTGCATCAGAAACAGTAATCATATCACTTTTACCAACCCAATTACAATCTGAAATATATCTTGCATCAGGAGACTTATGATAAAATGTAAGAAGTGGATTCCAAAGTTCTACCTCATAATCATCTTCCATCATTCGCATATGCCAAAATTCTCTATCTGTAATAAGCATATCTCTAAATGCTCTTTCTTCAAGTTCATCTATACCAAATCTTTGCATATCTACTTTATGCTGATGAGTAGCCCATTCTTCTATCATAGATCTGTAACTCTTTTTAAAGTACATTTCTATTTCTGGTAAACTTTTTAAATTATCACCGCTTAATTGCTCTTGAGCTTCTTCAGAATTTGGATCTAAACCTTGTTCTAATAATGCAGCAGTAACCTTAGTAGAAGCTTGGGTTAAAAGAACCTCCTCTACCATAGCTCTTTTTTGCTCAAGCATTTCATTATATGAAAATTCATCAACTGCTCTATAAGTAAGTTTAGTAGATCTTTTAGCAAACTCAGCTACTAATACATTTATTACATTTGGTATTATTGGGTAAAATTTTAGTTCTAATGCAGATCCCTCATCATTTTGAGTTAACATATCTACAATAGTTCTAGTTTCATTATCTTCTTCTACAATATAATCAGATCTATCAATATGACCCTTAGCGAGTTTATAATTTTTAGAAAGTCTTCTTCCATTTCTACGCAGCTGTTTAATACCATTCCATTCTAGCCAATCCAAATTCCAAGCAGCCCACTCTTCATCTTTTTTTTTCTTTGATAAAAATTGCAAAGGTTGAGTAACAGAACCAATTCTATTTTGCTCTGCTTTAGCTCCGTTTTTTAATTGAAGTGCATTAAATACCTGCATAGTTATTATTTAATATTTTTAAAAGCAGATTTTTTAAAACCTCTACCTTTTGATCTTTTACTTTTTCGGCCCATGTATCTAAACGGACTACTATTTAATTTAAACAAATTTTCCGACTTTTGCAACTTTTTAGCTGCGTCATCCCTTATAATCTGTTTAGTATAACCCCTATTAGATTCTTGTATTCTCATAAAAGACACAAGTGCCACAAATGATACTAATCTATCCACGTTAACTCCATCTGCATATTCTTGCATTTCTTTTATCAACATTGGATCTGGAATTCTTTCTATTCCATATGTTGTTTTAACTACAGTTCCATCTTCTTTTGTTTCCTGATCAAGCTCTTCTCTTACAAATTCTATCCCATAACTAAGAAGGTGTGATTTAAATAATGTACCAGTATTCTTCCAGCCATATTCTTGAAATACATTTTTATTTGCACCAAGGTCTTTTAAGAACATTATCTGACTTTTAGGTACAAGATATTTCTGCTTCTTTCTACTTATCATGTAATTAATAAATAAAGAAATGTTATTCTCTATTACAGTCCATGCATTATACCATTCTATTATAAGTTCTAACCTCTGATGTGTTTGTTTTATATCATCAAACCTTCCGCACCATGCAGCTACAATTTTACTTTGTTCTATATAAGTTTCTGTTTCTGTTCCTGTTACTTTAGTAACTTCTACAGAATTCTTCATTACATAAATAGAACATAAAGAGTCTGATGTCGTAGTTTTACCTTCAGCTACAGGGTCAATAGATGCGTAATAACTTCCAAAGTCTGGTTTTTCTTTATTAGGTCTTTCCCATACAACTAAACAACCTGTTTTATCTTCAGTTTTTTTATTTACTGGAAACTCACGTATAGGATGCTTATTACTTTTTTTAACAGTTGGTTTGCCATTAGCATCTGTTAATATATCTAAAAACTCATATCCATATTCTTTTTCTTCTATTCTTCTAGCTTGTGCAGCAAGAAGATGTGTAGGAAATACAGATACAGATCTGTTATCAAATGCTTCTTTTATATTTCTTGGATGCTGAGATATTCTTAACTGATAATCTTCTGGAGGTAACTCTTTTTTCCAATTATCAAATTGTTTTTGCAAAGCTACTGTAGCTTCTTTTACATTAGAGTTACCATATTGATCTATGTGAGGAGGCATAGACCATTGTTCAGGAATAAACAAACCTGACAAACCTATAGTACCTTTATGATCTATTAAATTAGTTTCTACAGCATAAACATCTTTAGATGTTGGATTAAGAATCATATCCTTAAGTGGATTACATTGTGACAGGTCACCCACAGATCCAGCGGCTATAAATAATCCTGTAGTTGTAAGTCCTGATCTTATGGCTGGCCTCATATACTCGTATGTCTTATCCATCTTAGGTGCAATACCAGCTTCCTCATGAAAGAAATACTTTACTGGACCCCCTACTCCATTTGTAGGATCTTTCTCAAATGACATACCTTGTATAGTTCCTTTAAGACCTACCTCAGTTTTTCTATTACCTTTTCTAACCTCAATCTTCTGCTGCCACATCATCACTTTACTAGGATTCATAGGTCTATACCATGCAGTATGTTCATTTAAGAATGCAGCATACTCATCTAAAAACTTCCAGGATCCCTTTTCATTAATATAATCCTTAAGACTAGCTCCTATCTTTAGAGTAACACCAGCTTCAAACCATTGCTGATTAATAAGCTTTGCCATATGATAATAAGAAGATGCTATCTGACGTTTCTTTAATATAGCAACATGTTTAAAGTTTAATTCTGCTAAAACTTCATATAGTGCCATATGATATTGAGCATCTCTAATATCAGCAAATCCAAACTTTTGTATTTCTTTGTTAAAAATTGGTAGGAAGTTTAACCACATATAATAGTCTCTTGCTATATACCAGGTTTTATCTTTTGATTTATATATAACACCTTTCCTACACTTTTTCTTTTCTCCTTCCCAATAGTTAATAAAGTCTCTTGATTTAAAAGGAGCTGCGCAATAAAATCCTTGTTTATTAAACTTAGTGGCCTCTGCATTAAATTCATAAGATATATCATCAAATGCATACTGACCAGGTTCTTTAAATAGATCTCTTACATATTTTGCAAAGTCTTCTCTGTTATCAAAGTCTGTACTAGTCCATGTACCATTATCCCATGTAGGAATATCTTGATATATTTCTGTATCATTGATCATATCCTAATCCTATTCCACCTCTTACATTACTTTGCTGTTCTTCTTGAAGATCTTTATATGCTCCTTTAAATGACTCTCTAATCTGTTGATATTTAGCAGCTGCATTTACTAAGGAGTTAATATTACCATCTCTACCGTGCTCAATTGGCGTAGTCTGCATATACCTTCCTAATCTATCTAACATAGCTGCAATACCTTTATATGCTCTGGATGTTGGAGTCTGATACATTTTTTCACAAAATTTAAGCGCTGCCCATACATCATCATCTTCTGTAGAAAACTCACCATTTACCTCTTTCATTATTATCTCTTCTTTTTCATGCTCAGGAGTATGAAAGAATGGATTCATGTCAGGATTAGGACATGTCATATAAAATAAATATTGATAAATTTTTAGATGATCATCTGGATAATTATCCATTATATCTTTAAGAGACTTCAATGTATAACAATGTTCTGTAGGAACTACTTTGCCATTTTGTATATCAAATAGTTTTGCAATCATTTCTTTTTTAGTTTTTTTCTATTATCATGTAAATAGTGTATTAAAGATATAACCTCATCTTTTAAATACGGAACAGGTATTGTAGTTAGATCTTTTAATACAGGATCTCCCTGTTCTGTAAATTTAGTTATAGGATATCCATGCTCATCTTTACCTTCTTCCTCAAACTGAACGTGATGTATAAACATTCCACCTGGTCTTAGTTTAGGGTTATGCTTTAATATAATATACATATAAAT